CTCTTTTATAATAAACGGGGTTAACCTTGGAATTGATCGTATCGGAAGCGCGGCCCGCCCACACCCTGATTGAATCGTAATTGTATTTTAAGCGGTTCCTTGTCACCGTATCCCCGGCTGTGGGCGTCCAGTAGTAAGTAAATCCACCAATCCCCAATGAATTCGATACGATCCCCAAGATAAGCAAAAAAGTACTTTTCCTCATTGCGCAATCCTTTCAATTTCGTGGTATCCGTAAAGTTCCAAAGCGTATATGAAAAAGTCCGGATCATCTACGCTTTGACTGATTTCTATATAAACGGAATTTCCCGCCGTGTTATCCCGTAGCCCTTGCCTGTTCGATGCAATGTAGTTGACCGGCAAAATGAAATCCAAAATTATCGGAGTAGCCCCGTCCAATACGGGATAGGGTTGATCGAGGTCTTTCTTTAATTGCACAGGAGATTTCAAATTAAGCCGATCCCCAACTACCACTTGCCCCGTGCAATCCGCGTATATCGCCGCCATCGAATAGATTTCTTTCCAAACATCATAACCGATCAAGGCTTGAATTACCGTCCTTGTTTTTACATAAACGGCGCGGGGAACTGCTCCCGTATTGAATGCGCCTTCCGCCAAAATCGCTTTCACGTCCGCCGTCCCTGTCTGTATCGCAATTACCGAACACTCGATTTTCGATTGCGCAACGACAAGGGCATTGGAATTCGTAACCACTGCAAACTTGTATCCGTTCCCCCATTTTTCCCAAGCGGCGGTATAATTTTGCGCATCCGTTACAGAAAGGGTGTCGATATTTAGAACAAGGGTTTCATTGTGATTCGTAACCGAAATTTCACTGTTGTTATAACTGAGTTGAAGTTCAGTCCTTTTTCCGGCCCTTCTTAAAACGATTGCGTGGGCGGGAAAGTCGTCGGCGTTTTCACTTACTTTATCCATCCAAGGCTTAATATGCTGCGAAATATCAATGCTGAATTTCTCTCCATTATAAAAGCGGAATCCGTCGTTGGTGACGCCAAACACAAGGCCGTTATGCTCCGCCAATTTCTGATCCTTCAGGAAAAAAAGAATTTGCCCGAATCCTTGCGCGGCATTTAAAACCGGAAGCGGCTTTGCCGTGGTGTCGAAATTCTGGATAACAAACATTCCCAAGGGCGTGTTTACGTGAAGATCGCCATTAACCGCATGAAGTGAATAAACGGTCGTCGGTATCGTGGGAATGTGATTTTCAGTAGGCCATTTTTCAAGATCGTAAACGTTTTGAGCGCGAACCGTATAATAAATTTCGTTGCTGTCCGCTTTAAGCCCCCACAAGCGCCCGTCGAATGAATAAATCTTCGTGAGGCTTAAAGGAAGCTGATTACCTGCTGCCTGCTCGTACATGACAAGATTCGCATTTTTGTTTGCGTCGCTTGTGATGTCAAAATTGCCGGTAGCGTTGGCAGTGTCGCCGTAGTAATAATAAACCGATCCGGCTGCATCGGTAATCCACGCGGTAATGTGTGTGACTTGCGGGTCCGTGCTTGCCGTGGTCGCTATCCTTATAAGCTCCGTTCCGGAAACTGTCACGTTCCCAACAAACTGCGGGGCGCTATGAAGTACCGCCGTGCCGCTTATTTTCCTGGTGTAAGAAACCGCCACCTTATAAAGCCCTGCTGCAAGCGTCCCGGTTCCCGTATTTGTTGCGGAAAATTCAACCGGCGCGACAATGCCTATTCGATAAACGGTCAAACTGTTCTCGATTTTTATAAAATCCGTCCCGTTAACAATCCAAAGTTTTCCATTAGCGTTAACGGCGCAACATTCGGCATCTGCGGAAACCGTGCCGATTGCCGTCTTTGTCCCGGCTGAAAGGTCAACGCTGTAAATCACCTTGTTTGAAATTGCGATATAACTTTCCGTTCCGTCTGTTTTACGGTATATAAACCATCCTCGAAGCGGATAATCGAAAAGGGCGGAATCGGAAATGCCGGTGAATCCTGGGGCGCGGCTGCATCCCTTTTTCTCACAGATTACGTTGAATGCGTCGGCAAGCTGATTATCCCCTATCGAATGGGGCGGATAGGCGTTTGCGACGCCCCCGCTCATATCCGAAAAATTAAGCTCAATGTTTTTTCTGCCAGTTGCCCAAGCCATAATCAATACCCATGAAATCCCGCTGCTTGAGCGGGCGTGTAGGGTGAATAACCGCTCGTTCTTGAACTGCCATCCCCGCGATACCCGTTTATATGTATCGGCTGACCGAATTTATTTTTCGGCACCATGTCGGGCCGCACGTTATTGGATTGATTCATTCGCTCGAATCTGTTCAATGTTTCCTGAAAGGAAGTAAGAAGCTGCTGAACATTGTCGCCCGTCATCCCCTTTTCATCGACGCGGATTTTTTGAGCGGCCCGCAAAAGGAGTTCCCCGGGGAAGAAAGAATACTCATCACCCGTCCCGGTGAAATCGGGAAGGATTCTGAAATACTCAAGTTTTGGAGCAGAGAGAAGCGGGGAGACTGAGGGCCAAGAGATAACCCAATAGCTTCCCGTCGGGTCTGCACTATTATAGATGTACACTTTGGTGTACCGATAGGCAATATCGGAATCGTTTTCGTAAAAGTAAATGTTTGGCTTTCCAACAACGGCATTATCGACGTAAACGGAAAAGATCGTATTTACGTCAATAGGCAGTATCGAGGATTTCGGATAGGATACAGTATTTATCGTATTATCGGCAACGGTAAGCGTTGCGGTTTTGCGCAAGCAGTCCCAATTACGATAAGATTGTAACCACTGGTGAGCGCGGTTTAAAAGATCAAGGTCAAGGCTTGTTACTTCCCCGCCTGTAATCTTAAGCCAATCCCGTAGCCGCGCCCGTATCGTCGCTATTTTTTCATTGTAGAAAGCCATTTATTTTACCTCGGCTTTGTTAATTGCTCCTCAAGCTCCGCGATTCTTCTCTCCCGCTCTTCGAGCTTATCCTTCAAAGTTTCGTTTTCCTTCGAATAGGAATAAGCAAGCGAATTATCTTCTTTCTTATATTCATCCTCGGTTTTCAAGCCGTTAATGGCAAAGCGCCTTGCCTCTTCAATAACGCGAATGATCTCCTCTTTCCGCTCCCACCTGTCGGGATACTCGGGGGAAATCACAAATATTCCGCGCCGCTTGGTTGCATCCGGCTTGCCCGTCCGCTCATCAATAAGCGTAAGGCGGTCGAATGAAAATCTTTTCTCCACCTTCTTTTTGTTGTTGCCGTCCGCATCGGTTTCATACAAAACCATCGGGCGCAATTTCGCTTCATCCTTATAGATGATGTCGCCCGCCGCGTCGCGTTCGAATTCCGGTAAATGAAAGGTGAAGCTCCCTTTCATGCAATAGTAAATGATCGGTTTTTCCTTTTTTGGTTCCGCTTTGATCCGTGGCATAGGTTTTCCTTTCAAGGTTAAATGGGGGCGGAGTTACCGCCCCACCGGTTATATCTTTTCTCTCGTATAGGTATACGGAATCAGTTTATAAAGCGACCAAGACCATATAAAGGAGCGAATGCCCGCCGCTGCGGACATTTGATGAATCTTGAGAGTAAGGTATGATCCGAAGACGGTTGTATTTACAGGAAGTAAAAACGTCCCGGATGTAGTACTGGCAACAATGGTGTCAAGGCTTGCGTTTTTAATCGTTTTGCCTCTTGCCGCGCCCTTGTTACCGGCATTGAAGTTTTCCACCGTATACATGATTTTCAGGGAGTCCGCCGCGCCCAAGGAATCGGTCACGACAAGGACGTACTTACATTGGGGGTCGATTGCTTCCCTTACAATAAGGGGCGTTGAATCAACGGCAATCATGGTATCCTGATTGCTGTATACCGGCTCGCCCGTTTTATAAAGCTGCGCGTAATATCCGCCTATCTGGGTAGGCGCCGTAGGAGCGCTTCCGCCCGCCGCGAAAACGGCACTGAAGGCGAAAGCCAGAACCATCAAAAGAACCGCAAATTTTTTCATAAGAAACCCTTTCAAAAAGAAGTGAAGGGGCGGCACTCCCGCCCCGATTGAATTATTTCCGGACAATTAATTCCAGCCGGTAATGAGCTTCACATTTGCGCCGCCGCTCCAACATTGCAGGCCGACAACGCCCTGTATACCTCTGGTCTGGCCCCATGTTGCGGGAAGCTGCAAGTTATCAACCGTTTTGAAATCCATGTCTTTCTTGAAGCGATACACGAAATCATCCGGGTCGATGAGTACTGCACAGTTGGCAAGCGCTCCCTGATTGAACAGATTATGAATAACCGGCTCCACCGTGAAAACGCCGCAATAGAAATAACGAGGACGGACGCCGAATTCGTTAATCTCGCCGGTTTCAATCTGCATGAGCTTTGCTTGCGCCCACCCCTGAATTTTTCCCCAAATTTTCGTTCCGCAAAACAGCTTGAGCTTCGAGGAAGGGTTAATGGTTCGGGGAATGGATTCATGAAAATCGGTATTCCATTTGTCCCAAGTCATCCCGGCACCAATGAAGGGGTCACTGGCAAAGTCCAGGATACCCCGCGTGGTGAAGAAGCTGTAGGCCGTCCCGCCGATTGTCACGCTCGTTGTGTCGCCGCTTGCCGCTCGTTTCCCAAGGAAAAACGAGTTCTCCACGCCCGTCATACAGGCTTGAACTTTATCGGCAAGATAACGCTTGAGAAGATCGCCGCCATAGTGAGGGGAATTTTTGGCAGTGTCCGCAATGCTGTACACGTCGCGGATCGGATAGACGTAATTATAATTATTGTCCGGCTCTTTGGTAAGGGAAGTGATGTCGCTTGTTCCCTCTTCCATCGTGCGCCCGCTAATGGCGATAATATCACCGGCAATGGCGTTTGTTCCCCATGTCGCGGAAACGGCGGTAACGGTCAACCGCGTTGCGCTTGTAATCGTGTCGACAATCGCCACCTCAAGCGTAGTCAAATTGGTGATGATGTCGCGGGTCCGGAAAGCCGAAGTATCGGCCATGTCAACGGTCGTTCCGGAAAAGGCCGTTGAAGTCGCGTAAATATCAAGGGGGGTAAGGGTGAACCATTCGAACTTCATGGTGTCGGTTGCCTCTTTGGAAATAAGGCCCGAGCCATAAGAGAGTTCGCCCATTTTGTCTTGCTCCGCTGTTTTGACGAGGGTCAAAAACGGCGCGGCAACGTAGTTTAATCGCCGTATCCTGTCGGAAACCGTTCTTTTCAGGGTTCCGGTTGCGCTTACTGCCGGAGTCGTTACCATGTTACGAGTGGGTGCCATAATAATAAGTCCTTTCGTTTATCCCGCTTCATCTCACAGGAGCAAAGAGCCTGTCGATTTCCGCTTGAGCCTCATCGACTTCTCCCGCGTTGCCTGCTTTGACTGAAGACGGGGCTTGAGTTTGATTAAGTCGTTTTTGCTGCTCCACTTCCCACTGGCTGCGGTATCCGTCCCGTATCTTGCCGTGGTTTTGGAGCTGATATTGACCATAAGCCAATTGCGTTAGGTGCCGTATATTCTGTGGATTGCTTGCAAACCTATTCCACCAACTATTGTAAGCGTCGTTAAGTTCTTGCTGCGTTTTAAACGTTTTGCCCTCATGCGCATAGTCAAAGAGCATATTCACCGTATCGGCTCCATAGCCCTTTGAAATCACCTTCCCCGTAGCGTCATAGGCTCCGAAGAGAAGTTTCTCTAAGGTCGCCCGTCGCTTTGCAGGGTCGGTATTGGGAAAGTATTCATTCGCGCAATCGAGAAAATTCCTTTCGGCATCCTTGGAAAGTCCGGCTGCGCGTTCGTTCTCTTCTCGGTCCTTATCATACTTTTCCCTGAGTTCTTCGCGTTTATCTTCGAGCATTTCTTGCATTTGAGAATTAAGCGAGTTGTAAAGCTCGCTCAAGGCTACATGCGCTTGGTCGCCTTCCTTGGCCCCTTCCGCATAAAGCCGCGCCCAAAGCTGTTGAACAGGTTTCAAACGGTCCTCTTCAAACGATTTTTTTATTTTCTCGATTTCGGCCTTAATGCTTTCGCGCTGTGAAAGTTTTTGTGGCTGCTGCTGCTGCTGTTCGGGCTTTGCCGTTGATTTTTCGAGCAAGTCCCGCCCTTTGTAGGCGAATTTGTTAAGCCGCTGCACACTTTCATCAATCGCAGAAAAATCCAGTTTCCCGTCTTTTTCATAGACCGCGCCAAAGCCTTCCGCCTGCTTCGATGACGGTATTTTCGCATTTTGCGTTTGGGGTTGCGCTGCCGGTTTCCCTGGGTGCTTTTGATTCGCAAGGAACGAATCGAGGTCTTGCTGAGTCTTCATGATGATAGGATTTCCGGCCTTATCAGTCGGCGGCATCCCGTCATCATTTTTTACGTATGATCCAAACCCGTCATCATACGTGAAGAAATCCCCCTTCATTTCTTGCTGAATTGCGGCATCCGAAGACGGCCCGCTATCCGTGGTTTCCGTAGCGGCTGAAGAGTCAACCGTCGCGGTCGCGTTCTCTTCGCTCATGGTTTTCTCCTTTGGAGTTGTTTTTTATTGTGAATCATTTCACCGTATTTTCGTTGATCGTATCGGTGTCCGGCTTTTCAATTGCCATAGGCGGATTCTCTTCTATGTCCTTTTGAGCCTTCAGTTTTTCTTCGGCCTTGGCATAGGCTGAAATGTCGAACTGCTTCACGACTTTACGTCCGCATCCGGCAATAAGGAAAGCCGCGAATATCACCGCTAAAAGCCTCATCATTTTTTCCTCATCATAAATTCTTCGGGGCTTATTGGACGGCCCGCCATTGACTGCGGCGGCACGGCCTCTTCCGTCTGCTGCTCTTCCGGGCCTTCCGGTACTTCACCTTGGGGCGCTTCCGGCTCCGTGCTTGCAAGCCCTTTTGCGTCCTTATTGGTTTTTATAAGGGCATCGTAAAATTCCTGAATCTGCGCCTGTAGCTCTTCAAGTTTCGCTAACATTTCTTTCGGGTCCATTTTTTTCCTTTCTGAAATCGATGTTGACGTTTTTTATATGCTTGTAGGAAATGATGATAAACTTCCTCTCGACAACGCGATGTTTAATGAGGTCGTACCCTTCAACCATTCCCCAATTGGTTTTTATTTTTACCGTTTTCGGGATTTCCCCGAATATGATGTCAACCCCGCCGCAAGCCTTTCGCCGCTCAAGCTCCGTCAATTCCTCCACCGCTTCCGGGCATTTCAATTCCTCAATGAGCATTCGCTTCACCGGCTCGTTGGCATCTTCCGGAATCGGCTTGCCCTTTAATTCATGAAACTTGTATTTCATTTGCTTTCACTTTCGCTTGTGCTGCGTCGTTTAGGTCCGTCCGTATCTTCCGAATAAGCAGAAGCCCGCCCCGGTGCCGCTCACTGTCGGTATCACCGTTCTTTTCGGTAAACTGGCGAAGTATGTCATTTTCGAGCGTATGGAGATAGAGCAGAAACGATTTATTTTTTCCAAGTGAACCAAGGAACGCATCAAACGAATCAAGGTCCGTCCGGTTTTGTGGAACGGGAAGCGTTGTATAAAACGTAAACCGATCTTTCATGAGAATCGATTCGCGCTTCTTATATTCATCAACCAATTTCCTCAAAGTTTCCACCCGATACTGTGCATTGTCCCGGTCGCCGGAAACCTCCTGAATCATCTTTAAGTTCGTCGAGGCTTCGCGGCTGAAGAAGTCAATCTCCGTTTTGAGAATCCATCGGGCGAATCGTTTGAATAGGCTTTTCATTGCGCCCCCGGAATTACAGTTGGCGGCGGTGCAACGGGATTAGGCGGCGGCGGGGGTGAAATAACCTGTGGCGGAATTCCCTTTTCCGGTCCTCCTGGCGGCGGGGTGGCTCCGGGCATGGGCGGCGCTCCACCGGGGAGAAACGGCGGCGGCGGCGGTACAATGTATTCCTGCATGTCCGCGCCTTGTCCGGCCCATGCCCTGACCCAATCGCGCAAAAACGGATCAAGATTAATCGCTTGGAACTTTTGCCCCAATACCGAAGCGCTCCAATTGATGATCTGATTTATTGCATTCGCCTTATCAATCTTGTCCCGCATTTCATTAACGAAAATCGTTGACTTGTTCTCCGTTGCCCACTCCCCGAGAAATTCCCTTTTCATCATCTCCAAGGGGTCTTGCTGCGGAGAGGTTCGGATATTGATATTATCCCCGAAGAACTGAATAAGAAGCCGTGCGTTTACCTCGGAAACCCGATTAAGGAACGCGGCTACTTTCTTCATGGGATAGGAGAGCATGATTTCACCCATGCCCGCCTGCATCTGAGCGGCACCAAGGGTATTATTGTTCATCCCGCCCTCGTTGTACCTGTTCATGAGATTGACGGCGGGCGAGGATTCTTGTATCATCTGGTTAATTTCGCGGTTGAGCCAGTCGTAATCTCGTTGATTGCTGCTCTGGAAATTCACCGGGAACATGAGATTAGTAAGCGGGTCCGTGGTGTCGGTGAAAACGAAGCCGCCGTACTGGTGCCGGTTGTTTATATCGGCAACGTCGAGGCCGTTCCCGCGTCGGGTAAGTATGATTCGGTCGCTTGCCTTCATCACGTCCTCAATCTTGGCATTGATAAGCCAGTTTTTGAGGTTTTGGAAGGCCATTTTCATTTCAAGATTACTGTTGCCCCACCACGTTTTCGGGCGCGGATAATAAACGCCTGTTTCCAACGGGATAATATTGTAATCAAGATCATTGGGGTGACAGCGGATTATATGCCGGTTGAGGATTTCGATATAATAGATCGTATTGTCATCCTCGTTGCCCTCGATCCGTAGGTATGTCCACAAGCGAATCGGATTACAGGAAGCCCGCGTGAAATCCCGAATATCGTTTTGATTCTCCCCGCCATGCTCATTACCGAACCAGAATTCCTCACGTTGCCCCTTTTTGCACTCCTCGATTGCCTCTTTAAGTTCATCCTGGTTGTAAAGCTCATTATTAAGGTATTTGAACAAGTCGGCAACATACCACTGATCTATAAAGCCCTTCATCGTTCCCCGGCCTACGGAATTGGCCGTTGCATCCTGGAAGTAGTTTGCGGGATGAATCGAATAGTTTAATACCGCCTGCTTGCCGGTAACGGGAATGCGCGGATAGGGCGTCAGTCCATCCAAGGCATACGTGGTTTCTAATCCCGCGCCGTTATAGTTCATGTTGAATTGCGAGAAGCAGACCGCCGAACCATAACGGGCGAGATTGTCGAACATAAAGGAAAGGCATTCGTCCCGGTAACGCGTTGTCACATAGTTGCAGTGAACGAGATTTTGAATATTGTCGGCGTTTCTCTTGGGCGTTGCGCCGATAGGCCGAAATGTCGTTATCGGGTCATTCTCGAAATACTTTTCGATGAAAGCGCACGTATCGCGGTAATCCCTCTCAACAACCGGGGGCGCGACTTCGGCAATAAACGCCTCGTTTTCCTTAAAATTCCGATCAATGGCGTCATCAATGAGCTTGATTCTGTTCATGAGGCTCTTATGCACGTCATGATTCATATAGGTATTGTATCTGTCAAGGCAATGCTTTAATATTGCCTGCTTGTACTTTCCTTGAATCTGTGCTTGTTCAAGCATTCACTTTGCCTTTGTTTATGTCGTCGATTATTTCCTTGTAGCCCTTGATAATTCTCTTACGGTCATTCTCATCTGAAAAGAGGTACATCCACTTAATATTCTCTATTGTGAAGTATTTCTCCTCTATCACTTCTGCAAGTTTACATAATATTATTAAATCATCCTTGGGGATCATCCGAAGAGCGCGAAGCCGAAGCTCGTCCTTCTTTGGGTTGTCCCAGTCCGCGAAATAGGGGAAAACTTGCCGTATCTGCGTTGGCGTCATCTTGCCCTCATGTGGTAGAAAAGTTGTGCTGTTCGCAAAACGACCACTTTCACCCACCCGCCTACGCGGTTATCCGATCCGCCGCGAAAGACGATCCGGCAAAACTGGTCCCAATCGGATTTCACGACGCGGGATTGCACCATATAGCCGGAAATGGAGGTGGAATCGATTGTTTTATAGGGGCGCTTACTATTAAAGAGCGTATCGGTCACGCGCTTTGCAAATACGAAGTTTGCCGCAACGGTTGAATTGAAAGTATCGACCTGGACGGGATCAAGAACAGACCATACCGTATCAAGGCGTCCGGTAGAAGAAAGGGCTTGGTGTCCGGTTTCTACAAACCAGGAGAAGCAGGCGCTATCGGCTGATAGGCCCGCCGCGTTGGTGTCGTTCACCAGTACATCAAAGCGGCACTGTTCATACCCTGCAAGGGAAAAGGGCTTGGAGCGTTTGACGCTATCGGCCTTAAAATTCTTAATAACCGAAGTGTCAAGATAACTTGTTACGTTCGGGTCTTCGGCATACAGGCAAAAACTAAGGAGCAACAATAAGACGGGAAGAATTCGCATCGTCGTTTCCTTTCTTTGTAGCGTGAAGGATATTTTCGGCTTTTTGAGTGAGTCGGATTAAAGAATTAAGAACGCGGTCCCTTCCGCCCCGAGAGTAGAATAGGAGCTTGTCGCGGTTACCGCTTTGGCGCTGCGCCTTCTCGATGTCTTCCCGGTAACGGGTATTATTGCGAAGAGCGGCAAGTCGTCGGCGCTGTAGATCGGTCGAAACGAATGTGCCGTCCGGCATTTCATGAACGTTTATTTGTTCGCCATGTCTGAACATTTTTCTTTCCTCTTTGGGCAATAAAAAAGGGCAACAACGGCACGGGTCCCGTGTTGCCCCTTTTTATGCTTCCCCCCGGTAGCTAATCGAGGGTAAGCCCAAACTTTTAAGGTGTATAATTAAACCATTACTTTCTTTCTCGAAAAGAAAACATGCCGTATATGATTAACGAGAGGCTCAATTTTTGTCGGGCGCTGTCCGTTACGGTGATTGTTTTGCGCCTGCTTAATCCCGGCAATAAAAGAGATTATTCCCATTATTCCATACCGGCATTCATCCGCCACATCGTCGCCCTCCATCTTGGCATAGATTTCGGGATTGATTTTGTCCTGGACAACGGCTTTTATTCCCGCCTCGAATTCATCGTTGTAGCCGCTATAATAGAAAAGCTGCGGTTTCCCGTTAATGCACTTAAAGACACTGCGCATAGCGGAGCAGCCATCGATTTTCCTCTTATTCGCCGGAACAAAGCGCACGTTTTTCCCGAGTCTATGGGCGGCGAAAACCTCTTTATATACGTCAAGATCGGATCGATAATTCCATTCATCCGTCTTATGCTTTTCATCCATGGCATAGTCATAAAACACGACGCGGGGGAATTGATACCTGGACAGAGAGAAGGCTTCAAGCTGCTCAAGGATCGCCTCGGCGTGTGTCCGCGTCACCCCCCCATTTCGGCAATAGGTAAACATGCGGAAAATATCAAGCGAGGAGTTCACGTAGAATAATCCAAAACTTGTATTATGAACAATGCCGTGATCGAGTGAGGCAAACAAACGTTCATTATCGCTATCGGGGATGATAAACGGAGTGCAACGGTTGTGCTCCCCGAATTCGGGAAAAAATAGACCGAGAGTGAGAGGTTCTCCGAGCCAAACGTTGCGGTATAGTTCATAGTTTTCCACCTTCATTCTCTCCGCCTGATCGCGGATAACCTGTGAGCATAAAGCAAGATCATTGGTGTCGGTATAATTCACAAGTTCTCGAATCATGTTTTCCGGTGGATGAATCACACAGAACTGATAAACGAAGTCGGAAGCCTGCTTGGTATTAAAAATTATCCATATCTCCGAACCATCCTTACGTATCGTGGGGTCAAGATCCTCCTCGAAAGACTTGCGCTGCAACCCTTCCGCCTCCATCACCACGCAAATATCTATTCCCTCCATCGACTTTATATCCCCGGATACCATTTCATTTAATCCCCGAAAGATTATCGAGGAGTCATTCACATTACAAGTTATCCGGTTATTGTGGACGGTGAAATATTCAGTGTAGCCAAGCCGCTTAATCGTATCGCGTAGGAGAGCATGAGCGGAATCGGCAATGGTTAGCTGCACTTCGCGGGTAAAGAGAATGCGCTTCGAAGTCCTTAAAGCTATCTCGATAATTGCTTGACATACTGACCAGTCTTTGTACCCGCAACGACCCCCATGGAGTACTCGATACCTCCAAGGCTTCGAGGAATCAAACAATACCCTCTGGTGCTTCTCGGAAGGAAGGGTAAGCGGTTCAAACTTTCCATCAACCAATGGCATTAAAAATCCCCGCGTAAAGGTGTCGCGCCAACTGCCGAATAACGCCG